TCGGGGTGTCCGATAAGCTCTGACCTAAAGCGAGGATCTCCTACCTCCCTAAAGCGTTGGATTGCGAGCTGTGCTTCAAGGTTCCTTGTACCTGTGCCGCCTCCTTGCGCTCCCTGGCCGGTCAGCGCGGTACCGGGCTGCGAGACGTGGTGCAGAGCTCCGCCGCCCGAATCCGACCGCTCGCCGGTCGCCGCCTCGACCGCTAGATCGGCGGCATCCCAAAATTTTGCCCAGCCGCCCCTTGGATCAGTTATGTCTTCTTCTTTAAAAGTATGAGGTACAGCTGAACCAACATTAAAGCCAGTCATCAGCCCAAAGCGCCTCCATTTCGTCTGCTGATCTATATAGTTTGTTCCAACCTCGGGGAAGGGATTACCGGCGCCGGGGATCGAAGTCCCCAAGACCGCTTCTACATCAGCAATGGTGTTAAACTGGGTATCGATCTTCGATGACTGCGCCTGGGCCATGGCCAAGACCGCTGACTGAATGCGAGACTTAAATGTGTGCCCAGCTGGTAGGTAATCGTTATTGGCAGGATCCTGAACGTCCTGGTCGTAGTGAAGCTTAAAATATTCCCAAGCTTCTTCAAGCCTATAAGTGGCTCCGAACTTTCTTTTAATGAGTTCGTCCCAGTTCTCGAACCAGATATCTGAGATTGGCGCTTCTGCCGAATCTGACATTTTTTAGCCCCTTATTACTCGCAGCGTCTCCCTCAAAGGGAGCGGGATTATAATAACATCCCCAACGTTCAAGTGTGCCTCCGTTGGTTTCTCGTTATACAGCCCAATAACCCACCAATACTGCGCATCGCCGTAATATTGGATTGCCAGCTTATAGAACCTGTCACCAACTTTCCATATATGACGGGTTCTTGATAGTTTGGATCTTTGAAAAGGGGTTGGCGTCATCATTGCAGAGGAGCCATAGTGCTTAATAAAAGGCACACCACGGTCCTCTAAAATTGATTCATAAGATTCGTCTTTGTTTTTAAAAAGGGCCCGGTTACTATATCTACTTCCCATTAATCTATTTTCACTCCTTATCCATCACTACTGCCGCGCGCGCGGTTCCGAGCGCGCGCTCGCGCGACTCGATTCGGCGGGTGGCCACCTGTTCCGCTGCTAACAGTCATCTGACCGCTTCCGCCCATGCTGTTCATAACTATCTCATCAGCTGCTTCGTCTGACGCAGAGGGGCCGGCTGGTGTTGATTCGGTTGTGTCGTCGGAGAAGTCCGGCATCCCGGCGCCGGCGAGGAACTCATCGAGTTCGGCATCCTCTGCGGCCTCTGCGGCAGCAAGTTCTTCCGGATCAGGATACGTAGCATAAGCATTTGGAAACCTGCTATTAATGTCTCTATCGCCGCCAAAATAAAAAGTTTTCGTGCCCGAACCATCGGAATTTGATGCCGGCCGCGAAGGGTCTGCTGCATCAACCCAGCCAGCCAAATGGGTGTGTACAACGGTAAAGTTAAAACTTAAAGAAACTTTTTTTGGAATATAATTTTTAATCTGTGAACGGTCGCCAGCGTACAGATCTGAACCATCAAGAAGGTCACCAGATATAAAACCTCCCGCACTCAAATCAGGAGAGTAACTTATGCCACCATTTATATAACCCATCAACCTCTGACCTTCGTTATTGGGACTAGAAATAAGATTTGTCCATTTTATCGATAGAAGTGGGGCGGCCTTTAATACAGTTTGCTGAGATAGTGTCGGAGCAACCGATTGGTTAGGGGCGGTGGAGGCGGCATCGGCCTGTTGGGCTGAGTATATGCTGGTTCCCGGTGCGACCGTACGATCATAAACCGGATATTGAAACTGCATGAACTTGGCAATCTGCGAAAGATTGAATTTTGCATTCTCTTCTGAATCATTAACAATATCAAAACCCAATTGAATATTTCTTGTTGTCCCTTGAAAAGTAGCCAGATGATCCATCCTACCATAAACTGGTGTAGTGTTCCACGAGGGAGTATATGTGTCCGAAAATTGTGTCGCCCAACCTTCAAAAGCGACTGCTTCTCCGGTGGGAATATGTTTAATTGAAATGGTAAAAAACCAATTGGTTCGCATTGCTGGATCAGCAGTCATGGGGGACACGGCATTACTGTCGCCGGTCGCCTTCGGGTCCGGCAGCGGCACACTAGATCCATTGGGATTTTTTCGAGTTTTCAGCGTCGAGGTGTTATACTGATGCTCCCATCCGAAACCACGTTTTGAATATGTTGTTATTTTCTTTTCAGCCATTATATTCTCCTAATTACCCTTACGCCCGCGCAAACGGGTTAACACCCTCGAGTACATAGTCTTTGATCTGTGAAACTGTGACCGCTTGCTTATTTTTATTTTGATTTTTCATATCGTCAAGATGGGACGCAACAAGATCTAATTTTTTATTGGTCTCTTCGCGCTGTGCAGCCTGGGCATCTAAATCCTTTCTCGAAATTACCTCGCTTCCTGCTGGTACTGCGGCGTTAACTGTTCCGCCGACGGCATAACCTCTAATATATGGTGTGGCCGTGGCTTGCGTGCTTTGGCCGGCCAATATAATCTTTTCTTGAAAATTTCCTTCATTCATAAGAATTGGGGTTAAGGATCCTCCCCCCATAAGCGGTTCGGGTACAATTCCTCCAGCAAGAAAGCCTCTCCTGGATGCTTCTCCGGCCCTGAATTTTTTCTTTTCCTTTTCCTTTTTTTCTTCGCCGCCGAACTTCATGGCCAGCCCTCCTATGCCAGCCATAGCGAGAATACCCAGTGCCGCAATTGAAAAGCCCTGGAGGCCCGGAATGGCCATTGCAAGAGCTGCAGCGGCGAGGGCCGCGAAGACGAAGCCGGTCGCAATAGCCCCCATACCAGATGTGATCTTACCGACCATTCCAGCAAAGGCCGAGAAGCCTTCGATCATAGGGAGAAGGACATTCGTTACAAAAGGTTCTGCATCAAGGAACATTTTCTTGAATGCGGTTCTCAGCTTGTCCATGATGGCCAGTGCTTTCTCGGCCTGTTCGTTTGCTTGTTCTCGACTTAATCGTTCGATCTCCAATTCTTCATTACTCTGAGATATTAACTTGCGCGTTTCTTCTGCGGACATCCCCAAAGCATCCGAGAATGCCAATAGCTCTGCGCCCGATAGGGCCGCGGCATCGACGCCGGCTTCCTCGAAAGCGCTCTTGAGCATTTTAACACCTTCTATCGGGTCTTCCAAGGAGGCATTTAACATATCAATGGAATTCAGGTAGGGGCCGGCTAAAATTGCATTCAATCGGCCAACAGATTTTCCTGCTGCGTCAAACGTCTTAAATTTATCCATCATTTTCAATAATTCACTAACTTCGGTTCCAGAAGCCTTTGCTGCCTTGGCTAGATCTTCGAAGACTGCCCCAGCACGGTCGCCATAGCGAACCAAAATTTCTTTATTTTTGACAAATTCCTGACCCATTTTTTTAACATCTATACCCAACGACTTTGCAGTAGCAGTAATGTCGAGCAAAAGATTTTGAGCACCTGACAGCGACATACCCATAGCTTTCGTAGCTGTTTGCATAATCTGGGCCTGGTCTTGCATCTCAAAGCCAAGCTCGGCCAAAACGCTCACAGTGGCGCCCAGTTCATCTTGAGTTTGCTGATTAAAATAAGTAAAATCAGTGAAAGTATTCTTAAGTGTCTGGGTGGCCTTGGCAGCTTCCTCAAAAGTCACGCCCGCACTGCGACCTGCACGTTCTATATTTTTTATTGTCTCATTAAATTTCTCGCCGGCGCCTGTGGACTTTTCGAACTGTGAGGTAACGTTGTCTAATTCTATAGCATACTGTATAGATACGTCAAGCAGCTTCCACGTGAGGTCTTTGAGTAGCTGCGCCGGCTTCATGCCCTTCAGGAACGCCCCCCAATGTTTCGGGCCCTTTGAGAGGAAGCCTTGAAGCTTTTGCATCGGGCCGGAGAGACCCAAAAGTGAATTCGCCAACGCATCAAAGGCAAGTGAGCCGGCCTGTGAATCTTTGGCGCCCTCCTTAAGCGCGTTATTCATATCATCTAGAGCATCAGCAGCACCCTGGATGTCACCGGCGGTGAGCAGGGCCATTGCTTTTGCGTGCGCAATCCTGGCCTTTGCATTCTTCTTAAGCGCGTCGACGTTCGCCAGCAAACTGGTTTTAAGCTTGGCGGCGCCGTCGATCTCAAGAGCGCGCCTTTGAGTGGCTTCTGTTAGAAATTTATCTCTCTTTTTTTCAGCTTTGGTGAGCGCTGTCTGCGCGGCATCGTATTCCGCCGTCCCCACGGTGAGCAGTGACAGATCGGCGGCCAGGGTAGTAACCTGATCATTGTATGCGACGGCGGCGACCTGAGCGGCTCGAAGAGCAACGTTTTGTTGCTTCAGATTTTCAGCAACCTTTACGGAGTTGGCGCCAAATTGCTCCAATTTATCTAAGAAATCCTGCGAAAAATCTAGGCGGTCGATCTCCTCTCGAAGATCGCTCATCTCAATTTTAAGTCTAGCAATTTCTTCGGGGGTCAGTGCCATAATTTTTTATCCTAATTTTTAAAAGGCCAACGTAGGCCCGTTTCATTTTCAAACGCCTTGACCGCGGTCATCAAATCATGGCGGGATCCTAATGTTCTAGTATCACTTAATCCATGTTTCATATATGAATCCATATATCGTTTTTCTCGTTTAAGGGCGCCCATAAAAGAGTCAATTTGAGATTGCGTACCAACCAATTTTAAAGGGACATCCATTCCAGCATAGTACAAATCCAACATTGCACTCTGTACTTTTCCAGCAAATTTGCTACGAGCCTGTTCATTCAACTTACTGTCCCGGTTGTTCAAATAAATTACATTTTTAACTAAATCGCCCATAGATGTGTCCTCTAATATATATAACTAGTACCAAACTAAAAAGCCGGAACTACTTGTTCCGGCCTTGTCGCTTAATTTCTTCGTTTTGGTTTTTAAATTCTTTAATTAATCGCTCGACAAACCAATGACGCAAAGGAATTGGCAAATTATAGGCTTCAAAGAGGGACCAACCCCCGTGATGTTTTAATATAAAGAACTCTTCATAGACTCCTTCTTGGTATTTAGGAGTTAGGCCAAAAAAACTCTGCCGTCAAAGGCATTACCACCTCCCCTTCGTGGTCACAAGAGTCGCATGTGAACTCACAAGTAACATCCATATCTGGCTTGACTAGTTCATAAATTTTTCTAAGATACTTTACGTCTTGTAGTGGCATTTTTTCGGTAAACTTCTCAATATCTTTTCCATCAGTATGACCATTCACCGATACAACTACGCGTTTAAGTAGATCCGTACTTCTTGTGTCCGGTAGTTTAAGTTTTTTCTTCTTTTCGTTAGTTTTTACCATCGCGCGCTCGTCTCTTGATGTCAAAAGTCTAACCTCAATGGTCACCCCTGTTTTCGGGAGACTGAATGTGAAGTTTTTATCACTATTCATATCGACACCCTCGGGCAGTTCGGAAACATCGTTTACCCCCAACTCTTCAAGGTTAAACACATTCTCATTTGTCTCGCCGCAAGAAGGACAGGTAACGTCTGTCTCATACAAGGGACCAAAGCCAGTAATCCTTGAAGCAATCAACATTGCATTTTTATCACCAATCAATAAATCGTCTATTTTTATACTTTTATCGACAATAACCGACTCCAATAGCCTATTAATGGCGAGCCCCTTTCTCAGGAGCGACTCTGAAGTCAAGATATCCTCTTCTTTGGCTGTCATGTGACGTATTTCGATAACATCAATCCCGGAAAGAGGGTGCTCATCGGGATAAAAGCGGCCAGCACTCGGTAAATCCACAAATTCTGTGGGAGTTATGAATGAAAATATATCACTTGATTGTGCGCTAGCGAGTGGTGTGGATGTGTCGTCGGGTGTCGGAGCTCCAAATCGCTCCGAATTTCTTTTTCTACCCATTAATTACCTTCTTTCTCTTACGGCTCCGCGGCGAAATCGACTGCAGGACCTGAACTATACAGAGCATAATCATACCGCATTCCGACAGTAACATTAAGTAATTCTGTATCATTATCGTAACTTAAATCACCAAAAGCAGCCGTCGTAATCCAAGCGTTTACCAATTGCCATTCACCAACAAGGCCGCCCTCACCATTAAGCTCGCGAATATTGACAAGCCCAAGAGCGTTAAGAGCATCCTTCTTGTTCGGGGTGCCGGGGGGACGATTAGCCAGGATAACATCTTCCTGGATGTCAGGACGTAAATATCCCATGTTGGCCAATGCATTCATAAAAAGAGCGTTTCCATCTGGATTGATGGAGTTAACGATTACAGCTGAGAGCTCGTTCCATTCAACGCTACCAGGATAATAAAAAGTATTTCCCAGGAACTTATGAGTCGCCTGGCCTACCGTGTAAGCTGGCTTTGTTACTGACTTGGCAAGATAAGTTCTATATGTAAACTTATCCTCTGCCGCGGCAATATTGGGAAGATCCAGTATAAATCTATGTGCTCTCTTTGGCTCCGATAGTGCGCTTGTCCAGAATGGCATTATTTAGTTACTCCTCATAAGTTCTAAGTTAAATAGTATGGGAGATTAAAACCTCCCACTTTATTAGTCGTCAAATGACGCTCCAGTTCTTGTAATATTAAAATCAATTGCTATAAACTCGATTGCCCTTGTTGGCTTCAGGAAAATCTTGGCATATAGAATGTTTCTATCAATCAAATCTGGCGTAGTAGTCGTTTCATCGAGCACAAGTTTATAATCAGATAAACCGAAGTTTGTCTTGATATCAGCAAGGATTGGGCCGACCGCCGAGATGAAACGATTCCACGTTGTTTGAACGTTTGGATCGAAAAGAAGGCGCGATGCAACCTGTGAAACGCGCTTCTTCACAAAAATCATCAATCTACGAACGTTAATGCGATCCAAGGCAGAAGGAGTCACCTGAAGTGTCTTCTGACCGAAGATTACAATACCCTCAGCCGGGAACTTGGCAATTGGATTAATATTCGCAGCGTAAAGATCATCTCGATCCTTGCGACGCAGCTGGTGTGCCACATCAACAACGGGAATTCCTGCCGAACCTTCAGTTAAGCCGCCGCGATTGAAGCCAGCCGGGGCGAACCAGACTTGGGTCTTCTTCTGAGAACTTGAGAACGTACCCAAAGCGGCCACGGACGGCGGAAGCCAAAGCATGGCGCCATTAATCGTATCTCTTCCTCGAACCCACGGATAGAAGCAACAACCATAAGACGAATTGAGTCCTCGAGCGCGCAGATTACTAATTACAGTCCTTAAATTAGACTCCGTATTATTTCTGGCAGACGAAGTGTCTTCTGCGCGTGCCTTGTAGCCTCCAGCCAAGTCGATAATCGCAAGAGCATCAGCACGGTCCTCGCAAACACGAAGCAGGCTTGTAGTCAAACCCTCCTGTGTAAGGCCCGGGATGGTAGCCAAGTTCATCTCAACTACTTCTGGATCCGAAATAGAATCGATTGCCTGAAGAACAGAATTGAATGTATAACTGTTCGCATTTGAAGGCGTTGAGCTATCCCACTGGCTATTTCGGAATGGCTCAAGTTCTGTGATGTCCAAGCCATCAAAGCCACCGTACAGCGGCACCGAAAAGCGGTCATATCCAGCATCCAGAACACCAGAAATTGCGCCGCTTACATTGGTCAAAGCAAGGCCAGTTGCGTGGGAACCAGATGCCCAGTAAGCCCCACCAGAGCCACTCGGGTCTATTCTAATATCATCCAGTGTAAAGAACACCGATCGTTCGGTAGCACTCGCAACTGGAGAGTTGAACATATTTGTGACAGCGCCGCCGCGGGGGCGGAGCAAGTCGATGTTGGAGGCATCAAAAAGGGTGCCACCTGTCGTCCTGGTAGTTTGGAGCCCAAAATAAGCATTTTTGGGAGTGGTCAAGTTACCGGCGGAGGCCGAGACACGGAGCTCAGGGGCCGGGAATAAAACGTTTGCATTAAGAACGGAACCACTCACAATGAATACAGAAGCGCTAGTAACAGTGGTCAAACCTGCATTGATAGCGGCGCCGCTTCGTGGTCGACCAGTACCGGCTGAAGCGACTGTTGAAGTCGAACCAGTGACCCAATAACCGGCCACGTCGGGGCCGGCGCCGCCGTCGGTGTTGTCAATTGCAATCGCCTCATCCAGATATTTAATTATACCCTTAAAGCCAAACGGCAAGAGCGTCGGATTGTCGCCAACAACATCTTCGTTCATAGCAACTCGGATGAAATCAGATCGATTATTATAATCACCAAAGTTGACATAACGTCTCTCGTCGGAATTCCACGAGGTATACTTGTCGCCGACCTTACGCGCAACATAATTTAATGAATCCGGATTTAAATTGCAGTCGCTAAACTGCTCGGCAATCTTAACAACATTGTCGGAATCGTCAAGTTTGCGAACTACAACCGAAAATGATCCATAATCATCAGACTCATTAGTCGAAACTTTAATATCTTGAATAGAAACTTTAAGATTACTATTTGTCCAGTCGCCGGGCTCGTTTAGGGCGTGAAAAGTAAATAATACAGGCATATCAGCGGGATTATAACCATTATTGGCTAGTGGATCCCCGTCGCTATTCGAAACGGCGGCGCGCTGGACGGTGTCACATCCAATAACCGCCGGCGTTTGGGCATTTTGAAGGGGGGCTCGGAAATCATCGCCGGTACCCATCGTGGCCGCGGCGCCATTAAGATTTATCACCGCCGCAAAGGTACTTCCTGCGCTTCCTGTGATGTTGGCCCTCAGATGACGATCAAATGTTTCCCCCAACCAATAATTCATTTCATTTTCAATAAGAGAAGCATTTGTTCTTTGTGGAGTTGTATTGAACACCTTGCGAATATACTTTGAATCGTTAACATCAAAGTTAAAAACTGTCGTTTTGGGCTTACTGGTATAATCGACGTTATTAATAACCATCTTAAATTCCAATGCCTTACCTGTGTCCACCATAATAACATTAGAACCAGTTCCGGCTAGCCCGGAGCTGGATAAGGCGCCCGTCAGGTTAAAGTTACTGGCTCCTGCGCCGACCGTACCACTTAATTGTAGAAGAGTAGCGGCCTCAGTTGTATAAAAAATTGCAGCAAGAGCTCCCTCGGCTTGATTGGTCGCAGTTCCTCGCTGATCGGGATGGAAAACCACGAGGCCCCAAGCATCTCCAGTCGTGCCGGCGTCGAAGCCGGCTTTTCCGCCGGAACCGTCATTCTTAGAATCTTGACTTCCCAAAAGGCGAATGTAAGTTAGGGGGGCGCTGTTGCGAAGATAGGCTTGGGCTGCGTATGCGCCGTAAGATGGGGCAGCAACGTTCGTGCCCTGGCGCCATACGTCGCCATTAGCGGTGCCTGGGACGGGGGGGCCGAAAATTTCTACAAATTCAGAAAACGAATTAACTGTAACTGGCCGTAACGCGGGGCCCTTAAGGGCGCGCCCTATAACAACCGGCCCAATTCCGGCCGGGGATGCGGGTATCTGGGAATTGTCAATCTCATTAACGAAAACTCCTGGTGATACAAATTTAAAATTTTTAACTGACATTCGTTTTTATCTCCTAAGCCTGGGATATCGTTATTAAATAGTATTGACTGCGCGCAATAGTAACTATTCTCTATAAAATCCGTCCTTAATACTACCTGGTATATCGCCGAAAATTACCTTTTCTCTTGAAAGCTTAAATTCTACAGCATTTTCACGCTTTACAATTACTGGCCTCTCTTGATTATCTCCTTCTCCCATTAGGTAACCAAGTACCTCAATATTTATCGTATTTTCAAAATTTCTATGCTCCATTCCCATATTGGCCATATTCGAACCATTATTAAAACTTCCCTGAATGAAGACTTCATAAAAATGATTTTCATGACTTATTCTCTTTGGCATCCGTGAATTACCAGGAACGGTTATGAATGGTCGTATTAATTCATTCATTTGTTGCTGATATTCAGTTCTCAGGGAAATCTCATAGTTAACCGATATCCATGTTGGAATCGGCATCGTTATTGTTTCATAAACAACTCTTTGAGTTGACATATTGCGCTTATTGGTGTTGAAGTATTTCGATGCAACATCCCTATTCACACCATATTTACGCTTTGAAAAAGCA